ACCGGAACAGCGTGTTAAAGCTGCCCCTACTGGCAAACCAGCTCTTACAGAAGCGAAATGCGAAAGCAATCCGTTACTCTAAAAGCTTTGTGCAATGTCTCAAGGACATTACAAGAGGCCAAATTCCGAAAAGACGGGTAACAATCATAAACCTAGTGCTCTGTGCTATGCAAGTAACTAAACTCTACGAATATGCCATTCCAAATTGGAAGGAATATATCATCGAGAAAGTTAACATGCACGGCGAAAGACTAGTGAAGGACTGGTCGTTCGAAGCTAGGCTTTGGGCCTTAGAGGCCGAAGCGTTAGATCCGAACTACAAACCTTCAAAACGACTGCCACGACTTAGTCGACTATTCGCAAAGGAACCACCATACATTCGTATGATGGAACTGAGTACAATGGCTCGGGGAATACCTGAACCAAAACTCACGCCAGAAGAGGAATCATTACAACTCCAAGACTGGTTCCGTCGAATGACCGAAGAGAACCCTGCTGCATATGCTATTCTGAATAGATTAGGATATGGTAATAACAGCAGGTCCCCGAGAAGAAGAGGACAGCTCTTACGAGCATTAACCAAGTTCACTCGAGAACTCTTCAGCCGGTTGAGCAAGGAATCTTACGATACCATAACTGCTCTCCCTAGTCGAAATGCTTGCTTAGAGCGCACAAGGAGACAAGGCGGTGCCTTTGCCGAAGCCAGGTATAGAGCAATTACTAAACCTGAAGCTGACGAACGGGAGTACCTCAATAGTACTGCCGTTGCCGACGAATGGGATGATGACTCACCCCATCGAAGGAGTATTCAGCTCGGCGTCAGGCGCACTCAAGACTCCATGGAGGAGAAGAAGTCCATTGGGCTTCGCCAACTCATAAGAGATTTGAATGTGCTTATTCCTAGTGCGAACCAACAAAATAAAAGCGAGAGGTCCATATTAGGGCGAGTAACTCAATGGGCATGGAATGAATTTGAAAAGAACAAATCCAAACCGCCAAAAGTTAAGGCTATGGCCCTACCGTTTCCAGGCGGTAAGGTCAGAGTCGTAACTAAGAGTCCAGCTTACTTGATTACACTAGGTAAATCAATATCAGCTCAACTCTTACGGTGCCTAAAGAATGATCCTCGCGTAGGACCGTGTCTACGAGGCGATTATGGAAGTAATCTTAAGAGGTATAACCCTATTAAGTTTAAGTACATAATCAGTGCTGACCTGACGGCTGCAAGCGACTTCATATCACACGATGTCGCTTACGCAGTCGTCAGGGGTCTGGCCGCAGCCCTTAAATGGGATGCAAAGACCGTAGATCTCGCTAATACAATGGTTGGTCCCCAAGAGTCGCAATTTGGTACAACAAGCAGGGGTGTTATGATGGGTATGCCAATGGCATGGCCTATCCTTAACATCGTCAACTTGTTTGCCTGCGAGTTTTCTCTTGGAAGCAGAGCAAGCAATCGATGTGCGGTATGTGGTGATGACGCCCTGCTAGTCACGAATACAAGACATTCAGCAGATATCTACGTGAATGTCATGGAAGATCT